TGGTCTCAGTTGCAATCAAATTTTTAATTTTACTCATAGTTTCCCCTCTAGGATAAACGAATGCCCACTACGGATCTGCTTCTCTAAGGTGAGGGGGGACCTTGAATCGCAAGTAGTGGGCATTCTTCTGGTTAAAAAGTTAATGTTCCCCCTCAGAAACATTAGTTACTAAGATTTCTTAGCAAAAATAGTTACTTCTCCACCATCACCTTTATTGGCGGTGGTTTCTTGAGCAACGAAGTTAACAGTCATAGAAATCACATCTTCAGTAGCGATAGATGGGAATTCAAATTGAACTGCGTCAAGTTGGAAAGCAACATATGGAGCTGATGCTCCTCCGACAATCAGATTAGCATTTGATGTCTGTGCAGAAGAAGTACGTGAATCTTCTGAAATGTTGCGTAAGAACCCAGCTGACTCAAGATCTCCGGAACGGAGGTACATAGTAGCTGAACCTGTGACTGCACGAGTTCCTGTAAACTGACCAATCGGCTCATTTAGAGCTGAAAGTTCTTCAGGTGTCAAGTAAGTAATATTATTATTATAATCAAATGACAGCGATGTAACCGGGAAGGTAAACTTCTCATCTGACGCAGATGCGGTTGCTTTATGATGAAACTCAATAGCGCTCAAACGATTCTTAATGAATGAGTTAGTACCAATAGAACCAGCAACGTTCATTTGACCGAATGGATGGTATGATGCTTCAGCTACAGCTGTATGATCAAGCGTATGTACATTTGAGTTAGCTGTTACTGATGAGCCAGAGTTTAGAATTCCCCCAAATACTGAAACAGCATTATTACGTGGAGTTCCAGTAAGTTCTTTCATAGTAGTACCAAAGCCTGTCCATGTTACGGTAGCGATTTCTTCGATACCAGCATCAACAGTTGCGCCATTAACAGTAGCATTAGACACCTGATAAATAACGTTATCAAGTTTAAAATACAAATGATTTTCTGTAGCAGTTGAGAAGTTAGAGGTTGACGCGTGTGAGCCTGTACCTGCAGAAGTTGTTTTAGTTTGTAGTTTTTCGCCGGTTTCCCAAACTGAATTTTCTTCAGTCCCATCTGCAATTTTTGTGCTTGAAACTAGTGATTGCCACATAAACCAATCAGCAACAGGTTTTACGTTACCTGTAGCGTTAGTAAGGGCTGTAGTTGTATTACCAGCTGCTCCTGTGTTTACGTCGGTAGGACGTAAATAGACTTGGAAGTTCCAGTCCACAGGGTTAATAGCTGTATTAAATCTTTGTTGCGAACGATCAGGACTAGTTCCTGATTCCAGTGAAGTAATATCCTGAGTCGCAGATGATGAAGTTACCGCAAATCCAGCGAGAACTTCAAGTTTCCAGGTGTTAGTTGGAGTCATTGAAGTGACTGTAGCACCGTTAATCAAATCAACGGTTGACATAAACACCTCGGAGTTTCTCTGTAGGTTTAGAGATGCCATCTTATTTTCTCCTTATTAATTTTCTAGTCTATAGACTACGGTTAATTCTACCTCTGCAAGTCCGTAAGGAGCAGCTAATCCTTCATCAATAGAAATACTATCTATAGTTATATCTAGTATACCTTTATCAGGATTATCGCCCAACGAATAAATAACATGTTCAATATCTTGAACTAAATCATCTGCAAGGCTTTGAGAATTATCTTCTCCATATACGTATGCTCTTATAGTAACGTCTAATGTTGCTACCGTCAAACTTAAAGAATTAAAGTTTCTATTTTCGGTTCCGGCAGATAAATAGAGTGCTGGAAAGTCATTTACCTCATCTAAAAATTTTAGTTTGCGATAAACATTATCAAATAAATTATTATTGTACGTATAAGCATTGTTATAGGTAGACGTACTACCATTAATATTCTTTAAGCTAGTAACTAAAAAATCTACTATATTTCCTCGCCTAGATGACATTAGTTACCTCGCAAAATCTTGAATCTTTGTTTAAATAAGGACTGCACTACCTCACGAGTAGCAACTTCTACCTGCCTACCAGGGTTATATCCGTAACTCTCAAGTGAAGTATAAATCGGATTTAGAAAATATGTAATAATACTTTTTCTATAATTTGGAATTGCTCTTACCGTTGAAGCAAAACGACCAGATCTATATTTCAGATCAGGAGGATTAGGAGTACCCGCACGATCCATAGTACGAGCCAAACGTTCTTGAATTAGATTAGATAGTTGCACTTGAGATATATATCTTTGTTTAGTATTTTTTTGCCTTTTCTGTGATGAACGAATTAACGCTCCTGACGCAACCATAAGTGACCCGCTTAAATACTCTAGGGCTATAGTAAATCCTGCCTTCTCAAGATGTTTCCTCATATCGTTAAGTGTTTTAGGGTCAATTCCTGCTATTGTTACTGCAAGAGCGTCCACAAATTTTTGACCTATAACTCCCTCATTAAATTCTCGTACTATACCTTTACTCATGTCGTTTAATGCAGTTATAACAGTAGACTTGGTAAAAGAAAAATTTAATAAATAAGAACCATCTTTGCCAGGTTTTAGTTTAAAGCCGCCTCCCTTTCCTTTAGATCCTTTACCTCCAAGAGCATATCTTTTCATATCTGCATAGGTGAATTGAAGTGATCTTACGATTGTTCTATTACTAACTGTAACAGGAACTATAATATCGCTTGCTTTACTGGTTAAAGAAGCTTTATAAGCTTGTGCTGATGGGTCGTTTAATTCAAGAGCCTTTACAATGTCAGCTTGATTTGCTCCTTTTTTGTAGGCTCTATCTAAGGCTCTATAGAACGGGCTTACATCTATTTCTTCTTTTTTATACTCCCCAATATCTTGATCAAAACCTGTTATTAATTGTTTACTACCTGCTCGAATGGTAACGCCTTTACCCCCTCCAAGACTAATAGGACTTACTGTTTCTTGTGTTAGTCCTGTAAAACCTGACACCTCATCAAACCCTAATGCTTCAGCTTTAATATTCTTAATCTCAGTCTCTTTAAATTTCCCAGTGGCTTGATCTTGGATCTTAAAGTCTGCTTGGAAACCGCCACCACCACTCTCAATCTTACGTGCGCCAAATAGTTTTATAAGAGGCTCTTCCAAAGCACTAGTACTAAGTTTAGCCCCTAGACTAGCTAACTTTGATCTAATTTCCTTGGGTACCGTTTCTGATCCTGAAAGGCCTTGTAGTTGGCTATAAAGTCTCTTCGCCTGATTAAACGGTAGGACACCTTTTTTTGTTTGTGCTAGACGACCGTTAATAAAGAGTTTTGATTGAGTCTGAATCTTCGTAAACATACCCGTCATGTCCTGGATCATTATTGAATCACTCTATATAAATCTAATATACGACGAATATGTGGCGGGAAATTACTAGATAGTGAATAGTTCTCTCCTCTCTCACCTTCAAAAGAAAATCCTTTTTTCTCTTGATCTTGTTTATAAAGAAGTTTTATCATGTCTAAAGCTGCTAACTGTAAGTCTTGCGGAACTTCGCCTGACTCGTAGCCAGCGCGATATTCAACTTTCACTCCTGCAGGAAATGGTGCAAAAGAAGGTGGACCTGCCATTGTCAAAGCTGGATAACTATTGCGAATAGTAGGATAGGTACCTCTAGTACCAATTGCGCCTACATCACGAGTAATCTCTCCCATATCACGGGTAAAATTATATTCATTTGTCTCATTGTGTACATCTTTTGCTTCAGTTGCATCATTAGTTCCATCAAAGTGGCACAAGAAAATTGTATCACCATCTGGCCTGAATCTTTTAGAAGGAACAGTGAAGTTAGAGGAGTACCGAGCCTTGTTTGATACTCTCACCTCATCCATGTAACCTTTAAAGGTTGATGCGATTTCAACATTAGTTGTAAAAGTTAAATTTTCTACTGCAAAAGAAGCATCAGCTACAGTATTCCCATTATAGTGAAGGTAAACTTTTTCTTCTGTTAAGTCACGAGATACAGCGACATGAGCCCAACGACGTTTAGCAAATTGTTGAGTTTCAATAGAGGTGTTAGCTCCTTGAATTGTTGTTGCTGATCCCGAAACATTAGCTTCAAAAGCTAAACCATTTTGATTTGCAAGTCTGAATTGTATATAATTCGATGAGTCTGTGTTAATAGCAAATAAAACATTATCTTGTAAAGTCGCATCATCAACGCGAATAAACATCTCAATGGTAAAATCACCCTCTTCAAATTTTAAGTTTGAAGGCACTGTAGATCCTAAAACATAATCAGAAATTCCGGTCTCTAATGAAGACATACCAAACTTTTTGATTCTAGAGTTAAGATGAGCGTCATTTTGAAATGTTAAAGTTAGAGCGTCCGTATCTTGTGTTGTGACTGGACGACCAATAGTAGTCGGATCAGATAATATTACATCCTCAGTTCCATTAAACTCTGAAACTTGATATACATTTGAAAGAGGTAGACGAGATACCATGACAGATGTTTTACCACCATCAAATATTTCAGTATAATTATTAGCTAAAATTTCTTGCCCTATGTAATGTTCAACAACACCTGTAGCATAAGATATAATATTTGAAAGTCTCGCATCTTGTGTATTAGATGAGATACTCAAATAATCTTTTACTTGTGCTAGTGTTACAAAAGGATATTTACCTAAATTTTCTTCGAGTCTGTCTACCATTTACCTCTCACTCTTCGTCTTCAGATTCTTCTTCGTATTCCCATTCGTCTTCATCTTCTTCTGGTTCTTCAACTACTGGAGCAGTAACTGCTACAGTCTTTGTAGCTGTAGACACAGGTGCAGCGTCCCACTCAGCCACCATTGACTCTGTAGCTTCGACGCTGAATCCGTTTACACGGCACCAGTGGCGAGCGTCTTCAATTTTAGTAATATCACTTGGGATACTTGTCATTTAAATCTCCTTATAATGAAAAGGGAGGCGATGACCGCCTCCCCCTGTGTAGTTCAAAAATGTGAACCTTAAGATTAGGCTCCACACTCAATGGTAACAGCGTAGCTGTAGTTGGTTGCGTCAAGAGCAGCACTTGAGTTGGTCGTAAGAGCTTTAAAGTCAATACGAGTGCTCATGTACATTGCAGTGACCTGCTGACGTGGTTCATACTCACTCTCGATCTCGATACCACGACGTTCTGCGATCATAAAGCCAGGCTTGTAGATCAATGCACCGATGTCGTTACCTGTGGTACCAACGTTGTCCAAGAACTCGGTGATTGCAATTGGAATACCGTATACGGCACCAACTGAACCTGTCAGATATGTTGCATTTGGACCAAACTTATCAACAGTCTGGAAGTCTGAAGTTGTTACAAGGTTATTGTAACCTTCGATTGATGTCAGATACACCAGGTCAGCGCCAAGCTGTAGGCCGTACTTGCCGAGCTTTGTACGAGCAGCTGCGATGTCTGATGGATCAGCTTTGTCGTTTGCAGAACCAGTGTCTACAGTCAGACCAGCACCTACGTCATCAGTCAGGTTAGTAATACCTTCGATAACAGAAGCATAACCAGTACCAGCTGTGATAGCGTTAGTTGGTGATGCTGTGAAGCCTGTCAGTGCACCTGTACC